ATCCAGTACGGTACCCGACATCGCCATTGTGTTGGTGGTCTTTTTGCTTTGTGTTTGTTCATGGTTTAATCCTGTGTTGTTTAGTGGTTGGTTAGTTTTTGGGTTGCCTATTTTTTAGGCCACCCCCTTTTGTTTGGCACCCCTAATGAAAGCGTGGATTCTTCCATGTTGCGCGTTGTAGTACCCGGTCTTGTTTGCGGCCGTTACATGCCCGGCACATTGATTGTAGGTTTTCTATGTTGTGGTTTGGTTCATCGTCTCCGGGTGCGATGATGTGGTCGATTGTCCAGTCGTCGCCTTCTAGATCTTTTTGGCAGATTGTACATGTTGGTTCGAGTACGGTTTTGGCGTAGGTGCGGGCTTTGATCCATGCGCTTTTGCTATGCCAGTCACTCATTTATTTTTTTCTTTCGGCCGCGTGTTTCGGTTTTCTTTGGGGTTGGTGTTTCGATGCCCTCTAGGTGTTTCATTAGTTCGGCTGCTAACCATGCGGCTGTTCGTTGTTCTAGGTTAATTCTTTCGATGGCTTTGAGTAGGTCTAGTCGGGCTTGTAGGTGTCCGCGCTTGTAGGCGTTTTCTCTTACGTCGTCGAATAGGGCTTGAAGGTTATTTCCGATCGGTGTACTCATAGGTTTAACTCTTTCTTGATCCATTCCCATTCGGATAGTTTTGTTGGTGCGGGTGCTTTGCGTAGTTCGCCGGTTGCTCGCGGGTTACGGTAGTGGAGTTGACATAGAGTTCGGCGAAAATATAGGGCGGGTCTGTCGCAACTTATGTTTACGCAGATTGCGTGGTTTGCCATACGATTGACCTCCGTCCGCTTGTTGATTTGCCGTAGGCGATTGCTTCTACTCGGCGAGCGCGGTATAACTCGTTTCGTCGTGATCTGATGCCGCTAGGCGAACTAATGTTCGTTATTCCGCTCATGCGGCAATAAGCCTGATACGCGTTGACGAGTTCTTCGTCGGTCATGCCCTCTGCTAGTAGTTTGACGATGATCTCTTGTGTCTGCGTTAGTTTGTCCGGGCTTACCCGGGCTGCGGCTTCGTGTGAGGTGATTGGATCGGTTAGTCGTGCGAATGGCATTAGTTACCTGCCTTGTTGATTCCGTAGCCCATTAGGGCGATTGCGGTTGTTAGTAGTGCGACGCCTAACTCTCCGACTAAAATGGCGGCTGCGATTCCTAGACTAAAGATTGATAGGGGTGCTTTTAGGTTGTTCATTGTGTTGCCTTTCTGTGTGTGTTGCGTGGTGGTTCTATTGTGTTGGGCGTCGCCCATAATGTCAAGTTACGGCGTGTCGCATCCCTCGACGATAATCCGTACGCCCGGCTGTACCCCGTCGGCGTAGGCTTTCGCGGCTTGCCACGTGACGATGTATGAGTCGTCTACGATGATCCCGGATTTTACCATGCTGTCCCCGATAGCCCTCTGGAGTTTGTCAAGATCCGGCTTGGTTGTTGCCCTGAGTCGTTTATTAGTTTTTGGCCTAGGGATGTAGAACGTTGTCATTACGGTCACGGCATCGTCGAACTTCACCCCCGAAGCCCTGAGAGCCTCGTAGACGGCCTGACGCCATTCCGGTAAGTGTTTATTCGCTTCAACCATTACAACCCGCGTACCTCGCTTGTAGGCGTTCTTAGAGCCTTGTGGGCGGGGTACGCCCGCTATAAATAGTTCGATCATTAGAACGGGGTGTCGTCGAGACGATTGGAGCAGAGTTTGTAGCGTTCTTAAGCTTCAGCTGAAAAACAGTTACATCGTTTAACGAGTGTTCGACGATTGCTTTGGCTTCGGTTGCGTCTTTCGGGGTGTAAGTGCTTACCTTTGTCGACAAGGTGCCCTCTAGTTCAATCCAATCGCCTTCTCCTAGCCCGGCTGGCAAGTTGTTGTTAAACCAGGCTGTCCAGATGCGGTGACGCTCCTGACCCTTGAAGTCGTAAGTTTCCCAAAACTTGACGATCTGATACTGCGAATCGGTGACGCTTGAAACGGTTCCGTTTACTTTGATTACTGGCATTTTTTTCCTATCTAGTGATTCTTGTTGTTTAACTTAATTATTAATTACTTTTAAGCGGACGTGGGTGTCCGGTCGTTCGACCATAAATGTCCGGTCGTTTGACCTTAAATGTCCTATCGGTCGACCATAAATGTCCGCTACTTTGTTGTGGCCGAGAGTCTTATCGCAATCCTCTGGACAGTCCAAAAGGATAAAAAAACGACTTGTTCGCCTATCCGGGCGATAACCTCGACCGTCATGAGAGCGATACTCTAATTCCTCCAATTCGACTAATTCGGTGAGCGCACGTCTCACCTGTCGAGTTGAAGTATTGGCGTAAGACGCGAGGGTTTCTTGTGACGGCCATGCGCCCTGTTCTGCGTCTTCGGAGTAGTGCCAAGCGATACCTAATAGAACTAACTTGGTTGCGCCCTTGGATTTCGAATGTTTTAAGACCGCAGATACGGCTTCTAAACTCATGTGTTTTCTTTCCGGGAGCCTATAATAGGTCTTGCCCTTATCGTGGTTAGGGTGGCCTCTTGGTTAGGCCGGGCGTTACTCGTTCTGTGTCGGGTAACGCCCTTTAAACTTATACGGCCTGAGCGTTCGCAGCAAACCCTTCGATTGCTTTTAGGACGTTTACGTCTGCGTTGGCTTTCTTTGCGTCTGCGTAGATGATTCGTAGAGCTGCTACATCGTTGACTACTCCGCGAGCTTCGCTTAGAAAGTCGCGCTCGGTCGGGAAGTAAAGTTTCTTGGATTCTGCGCTCGCTTCGACCTTAGTCATTTCTTCGCGGCTAGGCTTCTTGCCCTTCGGTGACATTCCCCCGCCAAGTAAGGCTAGGGCGCGACCTGCGGCCGATGTGGCGCAGTTCTCGACCCAACTGGTAGAGTTGACGCCCTTGGTGCCAACGGTTTCTTGAGCGAAATCTACGGCGACCGGGTTAGGGTCTGCGATGTCAAGATAAACGCTTGACTTCATGACGACTTCTTTTTCGTTGATGAGGACAATCTCGTTAACGATTCGTCCGGTCGGGTGTAGCTGTCTGAAGATTTCGACGCGTTCTTGAACGGTCTGATACTCATTTAGGTTGAAGTAAGCCATCTGTGTTTAACTCTCTACTTGAAGGTTAGAAACGGTTTTCCGTTTCGTGCTTGTAACGATACGACAGGTTCGCCGTTGTAGGTGCCAACCCTAACGCCGTTCATCTGCGCAAGGGTAGCGGTCTTGAATGACGTAAACAAGGTGTCTGCTTCGTCGTAACGCTGTTTAGCGTTGGATAGGTTCACCCAAAGATGTCCTAGATCGACTTCGCCGTCGGTTAGTCCAGGTGAGAGTGTGCGAACGGTTTCGTAGGTGGAAGTGCTGCCGTCCCAGTCGGGTTCGGTGTCGGTGTCAACTAAACGCTGAAACGCTGCTACGCGCTCAAAAACATAATCAGCGTGTTCTTTGTCGTACTCTATAAAAAACTCTTTGTAGCGTCCGCCTGTGACCGCTGCGACAATGGCGGCAGGCAGTCCCAAGATACTTAGGTACCAATGCACCTGCTCGTAGTAGGTTGCCGGGAGCGTGTCCCAATACTGCGACGTGTGCTTGATTTCTAGGATTCCCAAGTCGCCGTCCAGGTAACGGATCAGGCCGTCTGGGTTCGCTTTCCAAGTTGGCTGCAAGTCACAAGTCCAAGTACCAGTTTCCATAACTTCAAAACTTGGGTGTTGTTCAGAAAAGAGCTGCCGAATAGCGGGCTCAAACAAAGTGCCCATACGCATAGGAATTGACGGTTCAACCTGATCGCTGATTAGTCCGCGCTTCTCAGCCCAAAGTGTGTAAGTCGATTTGAATGGTGAGACACCAAGGATAGCCCCAATGTCTGAGCCCGAGATTCCCTTGCGTGCTTCGTGCCACTCTGGGGAGTCTGGTTCGTAATAGCCGGTAAGGGTCGCCCCGGTTGTCTGTGTAATCATGGTGATTACACTATAGGCGACCTAAGACTCTTTGTCTTTCTTGGTCTTTGACGACACGCTAGAGATTGCGTCACTCATCGCGGAGTCAAAGTCCTTATCGTCGACAAGTCCCTTGCCTGCGTAGTTGAATGACAAGGCCATAACAAGACCTAGAACGGCACCTGTAGCACCGAACAAGGCGCTGTCGAGTGCGGTGTAACCGTAGATTGACCCAGCACCCAAAAACGCAATACCTGCGCCCAGGGTAAACGCTGCGACTCGCTTGTAACGCTTAGGAATACGCTTTAGCAGTTTCACTTTTTGGCCGGTGCTTTCTTTGCTGCCGGCTTCGGCTTAGGTAAGTCGCCAATCAACTTAAACAAGTCTTTCAGAATTGCCGCGCTCGCCGCGTGTGGGACTGGCGCAGGTGCGCAGCTGGCGTGTAGGTGATTCGCTCCAGACGCAGACAACGCCGTGCCAGTACAACCAATCTTGCCGATGACGGTTTCTCCGCCGACGATACGAGTTCCCCTGGCAAGCGATGACTGTTCCTGTAGGTGGTTGTATTCGATGAAGTTGTCGTCTCCGCCGTTCTTTGTAATAACAGTCCAACCCAATGCTTCGTCGAAGTAGTTTTTGACAACGGTTGCGCTAGTGATCGCGTAGACAGGCTTGCCCGCAGAACCGGTACTAAAACCCCAATCGCTGCCTCGGTGAGGGTGTTTGCGGTATGGCGCGGTGTTGCCTAGTTCGTCGCGGCGTTCTGCCCCGGCTCCCTTGATAGGTTCAAAATAAACGGTCACTTTGTACTCACTAACAGTTGTGCGACGGCCACGATGACCCCGCCTAGGACTCCGGATACCCCGGTCATTTGATAGATGCGCTTTTGAAGGTCGCGGACGTCCTTCTCCAGCTGGCGATAACCGCGCATTTCAGTTTTAACCTCTGTCAAGTCTTTGACAATGGTGATAAGTAATTCGCGGTCGGTTGTTTCTGCCATGCTACTAACCTAGTGCGGTGATTTCTTCAACGGTTAGACCGAGGGCAGCGAGTTTAGCCTGTGCGCTTGCTTTAGCCGCAGCCTTTGCAGCAATCTCAGCATCCTGTGCAGCCTTAGCCTCAAGGGCGGCAGCCGCGTCAAGTTCGCGCTGAGCCAGTTCAGCCTCGGTGAGAGGAATCTCGATGGTCTCGCCAGTTTCGCAATTGACTTCGAGGCGAGTGATGATTTCTGACATAGTTTCTTCTTTCTTTCTTGCTGATTAGCTGACGGTTACTCCGCCAGATGAACCCTTGGTCACGCCGTAAAGGGTTGCGGTTGAGTATTGCATGAGGTTAAAGCCAGTCGAAGTGATACTAATGGAAGCAATGGACGCTGTGCTTGACCATAGGCCAGCCTCCAGAACTTGGTTAGAGGCAGTTACATTATTTTCATTTACCGTATCTACAGAGAATGATTTATTTGCGCTGCCTGCATAGTTAGGGATATAAATATTGCTGCTGTTAAAAGTATTTGATGTAGCCGTATTTCCCACTGTGTCAAAAAGAAAATTATCGCTAATAGTATATGAACCTACTGATGACCCTGTTCCATTGAGAGTTCGTGCAGAGCGATTGCTAGTAGCACCATTAAATGACATATAAATAGGCCCAGTAACGGCAGAGTTTGTGCATCGGGTTGATAACACCAAAAGCAAATCGGTGTAAGTCCCTGGAATACTTGTAAAGTCAATGCTTGCCGCACCTCCGCTGCCAACGACCACTTCGGCGATTTTGGTTATGCTCATGATGTCCTAACTAGCCTCAAGCGAGGATTCCATAAAGGCTGAAAGTAGAGCCGATACCAAATTGGTCTGAACCAGTATCAGGCGAAGTCAAAGTGATTGAGGTGATGGCTGAGGTTGAAGCCCAGCGGCCCACATACATCCAAGTTGATGCGCCATTGCCATCTGCGCGCCCAATAGCAGTCTTGTGCTTATTACTCTGCGCATAGTCAAGAATATCCCAATGGTCAACACCACCAGCAGCAGGAAAAGCACCCCAGAAAAGAGTCGAAGTTGCTTCTGTACCTGAGCCTGTTGATGAGCCATTGCCGTATGCATAAACAGTTGAATAGTTTGCGCCTGTGTCACCGTTGAACCGAGCGAAAGCACCAGCGGCTGTTGGTGAGCCTGTGAGCGATGGCACAAAACTGACCAACCGCAAATCCCTGTAAGTTGCAGGGATGCTGCCGAAAGTTACCGAGGACGCTGCCGAACCAAGGGTGATTGTAGCCAAAGCTGTCATTGCTGCGGGCATTAGAAACCTACCATTCTATTTAAGGCCGTAGAGAGAAAAGCGGGAGCCAGTCAAAAAAGTCTGAGCAGTCGGAAAACCCATGGTAATTGAAGTAACTGCTGCGGTTGAACCCCAAATAGATGACGCTAAACATAAATTATTTAGACCCGATGCTGCAGAACCTCGGAGCGTTCTAGATGTTTTATTTTTTACAGTTGAAAAAGGGTCTAAAATATCACAAATCAAAGAATTAACTACACCTGCAACGCCATAACCAAGAGAGCCAAGAACCCCAGTCCAGTTACCTGCAATGCTATTAATAGACGATACGCTACTGCCATTAGCCTCAAGGTGATGCGATGTGTAACCCGTATTACTGCCATTATATTGAATGTGAATAAACTCATTGGCAGACTGTGCGCCGACATAACGAATCTGCAAATGCTTGTAAGCAGCCGCGCTAGTTCCCAACCCTGAAAAGGTTACAGAAGCCGCAGACGAGCTAAGGATGGTTGTGCTGATCAGTTCGTAATCGGCGAGCGCGGCACCTCCCGCCGAAGCAAGTATTCCTAAGGGCAACAACAAGTTAGGCTCCTAGATTACCGACGAGCCAGTAAACGCCCGAAGCAACACACTCAACCGTGACACCGGCATACCGTTTAGCGGTCTTTAGGTTGCCGTCTGCGCTGTTTAAGGTAACACCTGACCCAGCTGCGAAAGTAACCTGCCCAGTGCCGAACTGAGCAAAGTCGATACGCTGCCCGGCTGTAAGCACGTTGTCAATAGTGATGGTAATAGCTGCGTTAGTTGAACGAATGAGCGAATAAGCGTCTCCGGCCACGATTGAATAGTTGGCGGTCTTGTCGCTGATAGTCTGCGCAGCTGCCGGGACAAGGTCTGCCCATGCTGAACCGGTGTAATAGGAAAACTTATTAGAGTCCTCTAGCCAGGTGAGCATACCCTCAGTCGGGGTAGCGATAGCAGACGTGCGAGCCGTAGCAGAAGCGAACGTCATAACACTTTGATCCATAAGATAAGTGTTGATGTCGCTGGCTGGTAGCGGGTAGCCGTTCAAAAAGTTTTTTCTAGGCATTTATTAGAACTCTTTCCATAGTTCGAGTGTAGTCGTCCACGTATTGACGTCTACGGAATGACGCACTTTTGTGATTGTGTAATAGTCGTCGATAAGCAACGGCGACTTAGTGTATTTCACTCCAAGCGGTGTGCCTGGAGTAAAGAAAGCGGCATTAGTTAGAACGCCTAAACGATCTACGGCCGGAGTTGCAACTTCGCGCACTAGTTTCGTAGGCGACTGGGAGAACACTTCGTCCGCCCATTTAACTAGCTGCCCGTTTGGGGTTGTGTTGATTGACACGTCTAGCGCGAAGTTTCCATAAAGGTCGATTGAGTCCTGGTCAATCTTGACGACGTATTCGGTTTCGTCGTTGCTGTTGGCAACGCGTAGCGAGTTAAATGTGACGTCGCCGTCTGCACGAACGGAGATGTCGCTCATGCAAAGGTGGTAAGCCTCCCCGTGGTTGTTTCCGACCGTGTAAGTTCCGGACGGCGGGGTGGTAATGATTGTCGGGCGCGGAATGACGACGACTTCTTCGGTCGGTGGGTCAATCCACATAACACCGAGTCCGGTCTGCAATGCCTCGTTTATAAACTTGTTGATGATGACGTCGGTCTCGTGCACGGTTGGCGTTTTGTGATTGAGCGCAACGGACGCAGCTGACATAGAGTAACCGGCAGCCTCTACGGCTGTAGTGATTGCTTCTAATGGTGTGGCATGGTTGCCCCCGTGGAAGCCGGTAGTGTCGTAGTCGTCCACGCGAGTGTTCACAATACGCTTGTGAGCGTCGTAGGCGCGTATTCTTACCGTGTTCCAATTGTTGCCCTCTGAACCGTAAGTAACGTCTATGTTGTCAACGTAGCCGTTGAACAGGTAGCCCTCTACGGTGCCGTTATCAACACGGACACGAATACGGGCTCCGGGACGAACCGACTTGTTGACCGACGGGTCATAATCGAATGTCTGCATGGTAATAGTTGCCGCGCCTGGTTCCGGCTGAAAATAAAGACTTGATTGTATTGCTCCACCGAGTTCGGTCTCCAGCTGCACGGTTACGGCTTCGAACTGTTGCCAAGCGAAACCCGGCAAAATCTCATCGCTAAGAATGTCCTCCCCGCCGATAAGACTCTCACCGATAATAAACGCGCTACTTGATCCGAGAACGTCGTCGCCACCGATAAGCGAGATACCTATTAGAAATAAGTTGTCGGCTTCGAACGGTAAAAACATCTCGACTTTGAGATGCTGCGCTATGTCAAAGTTTGCGATCCCGGACATTAGCGGAGAGCCTGAGCCAGAGTTGTGCCGGTCGACTTTTGGTAAGCCGCTACCGTATCAATAATGGTCTTAGCGGTTACGGCCTGAGTAACGTTTACTGTCACCTTTGGCGCGGTCTTTACCGGGCTAGATGAGTTAACCGTAGGAATCTTCGTATTTAGAACAGGTGCTTTAGTAACAGTAGGTGCCGAAGTCGTCGGTGTAAAAAGATTGCGTACCGCGCTGCCTGCGGCTAAGCCGGCTTCGGCTGCGTACTGTCCTGAAACAATTTTGATTGCGGTACTAACCGCGTCTAAAGTTCCCTTGAGAATGTTCAAGACCGTGATGAACCCGTTAGCGTCGGCTTTACCACCGGCGAAAACGCTGTTTAGAGTTTTGCCGAAGTTCACGAATGCGACGCCTAGGGCTGCCCATGCTTTGCCCATAGGCGTAGTCGGATTGATCAATTCTTGAAAGAATGCTTGTACTTGCGGGGTTACTTTGATTAACCATGTAGCGAATTGTTGAAGTACAGGCATAAGAGCAACACCAATAGATGCTGAAACGTTGTCGAACGATGCTTTCAAGTACGCCATCTTACCAGCGTATGTGTCGGCTTCGCGCCCGGCTTGTCCCTGCGCGTCGGTAGTTTTCTCCATGATCATGTTCATTAGAGTCTGCGAATAAGCAAGTTTGTCGGTCTGTATTTGCGCTGCGGTATAACCCTCGGCTGCCATACGAGCGTTCACGTCGGACTTCTTAATCGAAACGCCAAAACGTTCTAGTGGATCAAACTCGCCCTTAAACGCTGAACCTAGAGCGGATACTGCGTCGGCTGCGGTTCCTCCGAAGGTAGCGGCTAGGTCGGCAGCAAGTCCGGTTAAAGTCTTTGCGTTCTTAGAAACGTCTGTCATTTCCATACCTGATCCCTTGAGCAAGGAACCTAGTAGGGCCGCGTTTCTCGCGGCGTCGGCTGTACTTAGACCCATCTTTGTAGCATTTTGGGCGAACTCTTTCATTGAAGCGGCTTGATCCTTGTAGACCGAGTCAAGTGCGCCGAATTGCTGTTCCATGTCGGATGCGGCTTTGATAGTGTCGCCGATTTCACGAACTAGAAACGCGAAAGATAAACCAACGCCGATTGATGCGAAAGCGTTACTGGTAAAACGTGAAAACGAACTTACTTTTTTGTTTAGCCCTGCGAGTTGACTTTGTGCGCCCTGAGTTGCCGCGGTTAGGTTCTTGAACTCGCCTAAGATTTCGACGTTGAGAACTAGACTCATGAGTCCGAGTACCTTTCATTTATCGCTTCAACCATGTACTTATACTCTAGCAAGGTGAGTTTCCGGTATTCGGTAGGGCTGATACCCGTGGCGATACAGAACGCCGCCATTCTTTTAGCAGCGAGCGCGGTTACGCTTTTGGGTCTGAGTCACCGTTAAATAGCGCGAACGCCTCTTTTAGTGTGACCTTTGACGCTTGCTCGATTGTGTAAGTAGGGTTGTTGCGCTTGTTGATGATCCATACGAACGACTTGAGTACTTTGCCGCGGGGATTGCCCGAGTCCATAAGTGAGTCGATCGATAAGCCTGTTAGTTGTTCTAAAGTTTCTGTTTCTTCTAGAGTGAGTGATTCGAAGTTCATTTGATGGTGCCTTTCGTGGATTGTTGTGTGATTAGCAATTCTAATTGAGCGAAATAGGATTCGTAGATTTCTTCGCGGTTGTAACCTAAAGCATTTGCCAAAAACGGGTTCGGCTTGATGTGACGCCTATACCAACCCCAGTGAATCGGGTTGGCGTATGGTACTCGTACTTCTGAGCCGGCTTTGATGCTAATGCCGCGCATTGTCGACGACAACTTGATCGAGTTGCGTAGTGCGCCGGTGCGTACCGGCACCAAAGTCTTGGCTTCTAATAGAACTTTCTCGCCCGCAATTTTACCCGCTGCGTTGATTTCCTTTTGTGGGATACCTACGGCTTTAAGTGATTTTACGATCTGTTTATAGCCCTTGACTTTGATGCCGGACGCGTTCGACATTGTTACGCGGTGGCGTCGATCTCTACGCCGTAGTAGATGTGTGAAGCAGGGTTATGTGTCGCGTTGTCAACAAGCAACTCTACTGAGAACTTAGCGGTCTCATTAGTTGCTAGTGATAGCGGTGGCAACTGGTTGAAGATTGCGGTTCCCTTGTAGTGTGGCTGATCTGCCGACGGTGATGCGTTGCCGTTAGGTGCGATGGTGAACGCAACCTTGGTCCCGAAGTTTGACCAAAGTACCTGATACAACGATGTGTCATCGCCTGACATGATGCCCTCTAGGGTGAGTTTCCACTCGCCACCGACACGGTACTCGCAAAAAGTCTGAACGTCGCCCGGTGCGTCGTCTAGAGATAGTTCGACCATAGTGGCGTCACATGCGTAGTCGGTTGACCCGATCTTGAATAGGATGTTTTGCGCCTTGACGCGAGTTGAAGCGGCCATTACGATCGCCCTTTCTTAGATAGTTATTTCGAGTTCTAGCGGCACGTTGATCGCTAGGTACTCGGCGTTATTGGTTTGTAGGTTGTAAGGTGCGCCTGTCGGCAACATTCTCGCGTATGCCGGTAAAGCGTTTACAACCGCTTCAAGTAGTTCGTCTAGTTTCTCGGTCGATTGCTTGTTCGTGGCGGTGGCCGCGATTAGCACTAGATCAAGGTTTAGAAAGTACTCGTTAGATAGGTCTGAGACTGCTAGGTATGGGGTTCGCGCGTTGATGATTACGATTGGCGGGGTGATGCGTTCCGGAACGTAGTCCGAGACCTTTAGCCCTGCCGCTTCTAGGTCGAGTTTTAGTTCAACCTTTGAAAGCGTGATCTCGTTAGTCATTAGACGGCTGCCCCTAGGTAACGAAGTAGTAACGGATAGACGGCGTTTAGCGGGTCTTTCGCAACTCGTACGGGGTTGCCGTCGAACGATGCGAATTGTGCTACGCCGTTAGGTGCGCTGCGACGGTGGAAGAGTTCCGATGACGTAATGAGTGTCGCCTGATCTTTGACTGCGGCCGGAACGGTTGTAACCGAACCGATGTAGTTTTCGACCAATGCTAGGCCGGCGGTGAGACATTCCGTAGGGAAGTCGGTCTCATCGGTGCCGACGTAGGCTTGGAACTCTTCCAACGTTACAGACATGATCGGCTACTAGGCGGTGATGTCTAGTTTGACGATTGCTGACGCGAATGGAACGGTGATAGCGGCGTAGCCGTATACCGAGATCGAGTCGGTGAGGGTAGTTACGTCGCCATCGGTTAGACGTACAGGTGCGCCCGGTGCCTCTAGAACGCGTAGTGCGTTGCTGTTAGCAAGGTAAGCAAGTCCGGTGCCTAGTGATGGGTCAACAACTACTGGGAGTCCCCAGATTGAACCGGTTAGGTCGTTGTTAGCGGTAGCAAAGGTGTTCTGACCGTCGCGGTTTACGTCGACGATTGGGCGACCTGCTGAGTCGGCGATCTTCATGAAGTACTTGTATGAGTCGGCCGAGCAAAGAATGAACTCTGCGTTTAGACCTGAGTTTGACTTGATGTACTTGATGCCATCGATTAGACCCTCGATGACCGAAGCAGCGGTTCCGCCGTCTAGATCCATAACCTTGCCGGTGAAGTCAAGAGCGGCGATTGCTGCCTTGGCTGCGGTGTTGGTTGCGTTAGCGTAAGCGATTGCTAGAGCCTGGAACGCGGTGTCTAGGTAGTTGACGCTTGAACGCTCGACGGTCTGGCGTGACATGGTGGTGTAACCGCCGTAAGTCTTTACGTTAGCCGATACTGAGTCGATTGATAGGTTGCCGAATGAAAGGGCTTCGTTCTCTGGATCCTGCTCGCCTACTGCGATGGTGTTGGCTGAGACGGTTGCGTACTCTACGGTCATGCCGTTAGCAGGTAGAGCAGCCGTTGACCAGACGTTCCATGATGGGCGGTTAGCGTTCACTAGGTTGTTGATGAAGCCGATGAAGCCCGGTGCCGCGTAGGTGTCTGCCGAAGTAGACGCGGTACGTGCGAGCATCTTGGCATCTTCGTCGCCGGCTACTAGAGCCTTTGCGAACTCGCCCTGTGAGCGGAACTGTGGTACTGATGGGGTTACGGTCTGAACGGTCTTTACTGCCTCTAGGTCACGGCGCAATTCTGCGACCTCGTCTAGTGCGGTGCGAACGTCCAGTTCGATGTTCTCTGACATTGATGAACTTTCTTTTTCTTGAACTTCGTCCGGTTCGTCGAGGATTTCGACTTCGTTGCGAACTTCGCTTATGGTTGCGCCGGTGAAGGCAGGGAACGCGACCACGGAGACCTCCTTGAGAGATACCTTGGTGCGCGTAACCGTTGAGTTGTTATTTTCCCAACGATCTTCGACCGGGACAAACCCGACCGAAAACTTATTTAGAACTCCGTCACGCATAAGGGTTAGTACTTCCTCGCCGCGTGG